GGAGACACCAACCGCGGTGTGAGACTGGACCGCCTCAGGAAAGTCATCCACCCAACGCACGAAGTGACCACTACTGAGTCCTCCGACTACGCTGATGGTAACCATGACACTCGCCAAGACGAGTGGGAGGACCACATCGAGACGGACTGGAGACTCACGGAAACTGAAGTGTGGGAAGACCGCATCCTGATCGGAAAACAAGAGCGACGTTTCCTATCGAAACAGTCGGCTTACGTCGAGTTCAAACCCAAAACGGGTGAGTACTGGGCGGACGCCTCTGACGATGAGATTTCCTCACAAGGATATTCAGACTATGACTATGACGAAGACACCCAGGAATCAGCTACTCCCGAGTCCTTCTCCGTGCGACCTACCTCCGCCATCGTGGCGAGCACTATGTCGAACGACGCGAAGAAAAGGGCCTTGCCTAAAGCCAAACCTGCAAAACAGGATTTTCGGCTAGGGGCAAGGACAGCCCCGGAAAGTCCTCTCAGAGCCAAGAACACGCCTTCTACGCCTTCTACGACGAACCAGACATCCGTGACGGAGTCTGCGAAATCGGGAGGTACAAGCAGCGACTCAACAATGCTCCGGCCCCGAAAGCCGTCGACGCAGCCGTCGCCGCTCTCTACGGCGAGTTCCCCGGACTCGACAACTGGAGCAATGCCAACCAAACCGCGAAAGCAGCGCACGAGAGCTTCACGAAGCAAACGGCGCGCCGCGTCCGCGGGGCAAAGCCCACCGAAGCAGAAATAGAGCTCCTCATGGAAAAGATCCTGCCTCTCTACCCTAAAACCTCGGCCCCTAAGGGGTTCACCGAGATTGGTATCGACGAGGCTGTCATGACCGAGAGGATTGCTTTTGTTGCAGACCAGATCGTGAGGTCTTCCAAGCCTGGAATTCCTTACCACTGCGACTACACCAGCAACGGTGATTTTGTCGACCAGGGCCTGAAAACCCTAACCAAGCACGTCCTAGACAGGCTCAAACTAATGTGCGAGAAACCCATCGACGGCCTCACGGCCTCTGAGTTGCTCGCGCAAGGGTTTTGCGACCCGGTGCGAACCTTCGTCAAGGGCGAGCCACATTCGAAGAAGAAAGTCAAACAAGGGCGCTGGCGCCTGATATTTGCCGTCTCTCTCGTTGACCAGGTGATCGAGCGCCTTATGTGCTCTCGCCAGAACAACGCGGAGATCGATGGCTGGATCAAGTGCCCTTCAGCGCCAGGACTGAGCCTCCAGACCGATGACGACCTGAGAACCATCCGAGAGCACGTCGTGAGACTCGCCGAGGGCAAAGCCCTCGCCGAGGCCGACGTGACCGGGTGGGACTGGTCTGTCAAGGAGTGGGAGCTCGTCCTGGATGGCGAGATGCGCATCCGCTTAGGCGATATGCGCGGTCCAGCCGCCCAGGTCATGAGAGCCAGAGCTCTCTGCGCCTCCAGGTCCGTGTACTGCATGCCAGACGGCAAATTGCTGTGCCACGTAGACGGAGGAGTGCAGATCTCTGGGTCCTACAACACTTCCTCAACAAACTCAAGGCTCCGAGTGGCCATTGCGTTCCTTTCCGGAGCGTCCTGGGCCTTCGCCATGGGTGACGATTGTTTGGAGGAGTTCGTGGACGATGCGCCCAAGAAGTATGCTGCTTTAGGCCATCCTCTCAAGATGTACGAGAAGCGGGACCCGGGAGCCCCCTTCGAGTTCTGTTCGACTCTATTCACTGATGGCGTTTGCGCGCCCGTTGACTACACGAAAACGTTCTACAAGCTGCTTACACAGAAAAGCATTACGCTCGACCTGCGGGAGCAGTTCACAGGACACGCTCGTCACGTCCCTCAGCTGGAGCAGATAGCCCGCGTTGTCGCGAGCTGGAAAGCTACCACAGATGAGGCCAGGGCAGCGTGTCGCAGCATGGTAGGAGGTGGCGTAATCGAGCTGAATTAATTCAAGCTCTTACACCACCAACCGCTATGCCACGAACACGCAACCGCAACAGAAAGAAAGGTGGGGGGGGAAACCCTCCCAAACGAAAGAACCGCGCTAAACGGCGTGCCGCTATGAGCGCCCAATCTATTGGGCGCGGAATTGGCGGCTTCGTCGGCGGCCATTTAGGCAACCTCGTCGGAAAAGGAATCAGCCGCATCTTCGGACGCGGCGACTATGACGTCGCAGCGGAGCCTGTCACAGTCAACTCTTTGGCCAAAGGCTCCATGGCCACCCAGGCACCTCAGTTCTCCGGATCTGATGGGACCATCAGGGTGTGCCACAGAGAATACCTAGGCACTATTGACGTGACCGACCCTTTCGCTTTCTACCGCCTGAGAATCGATCCAACCGACCCCACAACGTTCCCTTGGCTTTCGCCAATCGCGAGGACTTTCCAGCAATGGAAGCCCCTTGGCGTTGTGTTTGAGTTCATGCCCACGTGTGGAACAGCCATATCGAGCACCAACCCAGCAATGGGAGTGGTGGCATCGAAGACTGCGTACAACGTGGACTCGCTCGCTCCGACAGGAATGTCGGACGTGCTGAATTCGCACTTCGCCACATCTGGTGCACCGTACCAGACGCAAATGACGGCCGTTGAGTGCGCTGAGGCTAGCCAACCATTTCGATGGTGGAAAATCCGCAGCGACCTCAATGGTACGCCAGAGAACGCGCTCTACGAGTTTGCAACCCAGTACTATGCAGTGCAGGGAGCGCAGACTACTTACACGGCTGGACAGCTGTGGATCTCTTACGACATCCTACTGACCATGCCCAAGGTAGACAACGGAGTCAACCTCCAGGCCCCAATGCAATTGAGGCTCGGAGATCACTCGGCTGCAGCGCAAGCTGTAGCTCAAGACGATGACAGTCGAAGCGAGGCACACACTTATGTGGAGCCACGCATGGACAACTACGTCAGAGTGGAAAACCGGTCTGTCG